CCAACAAACTTCCGGCCATCATTCTTAATACACGGTTTCCGTCACTGTCTACAGTCCATCCGTCGTTATTCCAGTTCATGCCTTCCCATTCGGCTGCGATTTGAGAACTGTCTATTTCATTGATAATCTTTTGGTAATTTGACTGACTGTTAGTACGTGTACGCGGGTTCATGTAAAAGACTGATCCGGCTGTAGCGGAAAAGCCGGAAGAGTTGCTCACAGAGAAGATCATAATATCGGTCAAAGGCTCTCCATTATCCGATACGGCTACAGAGATTTCAAAGTCCGTATCATCCACGGTTTCAATCTCCATTGCATAAGAGAAGCTGTTTTTCGTGTTGGTCGGTATCGTGCTCTCTTCACTGGTATAGACGGTAAGGTCATCCATTTTTATGGAGAACGTACCGCTTGTGGCCGTGGCGTCACCGTCATAGACGGCATATTCGAAAAGCTTGTTGTTCGCCCAGTTGGAAGCCTTATCAGAGAGGCTGTTCACGCACATCAGTTTCACCTGTTCGCCTTCCGATGCACACATGATATTGAAGGACACTGTTTTGGTCTTGATGGTACCATCGGAGTTTTCAAGGTAAACGGATAATTTGTATACACCTGTCTGTCCGGGGTGGTCAATGGAGAAATTCAGGGCGGTATCCGTATAGATAACGTTTCCCAGCACTTGTTCGTAGCCCTTGGCGTAGTTCTCTCCCTCGAGAGTGACTTTGAGTGTCTTGTTCACGTTTCCGGAGATGTAGAGGGGAATAGAAATTGCTCCAGAGTAGAGTGTCGACCACTGGAAGGTATCGGCCTTGACGGACAATGAGGTCATCGTCACGTTATAGGTATAAGCCGGGGTAGCCTGCCCGGTCACCTCACCGGTGATTTTCACCATGATCGAGTTGGCTCCATTCGCCAGATACTCCGCAATGTCTACTTTTGTGGCGGTAATGGAGTTAACCATCAAGGTTTTTATCAGGGTGTAGTCCGTGCTGACGGAGTTCTTGATGAATATCTCGCACTTGCCACGCTCTCCCGTATTCTCATAGGGATCATTATAGCTGTATCGTTCCTGTGAGACGAAGGTGAAGTTGAGAACGCAGGGTTCGCCCTTTTGTGAGGTAAAGGACTTATCACCATTATTTTGGACACGGATATAGTATTGAACTCCGGTTGTGGAGTCAAGACGCTGGTAGATATCGTTGACAGAATCTTGCAAACTGTCTATTTCCTCTGAATGAATTGCGATAACTTCTTTATCCGCATCGGTAAAGTCATTGGTAGATAAATCTTTTCCGTCCACTTTATCTACTTTTTCGTCAATAAGTTCCCGAAGTACGGTATCATCAAAATTTGTCTGATAATCTACCCATTCGCCATTTTTATATTGATACTCCTTATCTGTCTCTTTTACATAGACGACACAGCCTTCTGTTAATCGGTCGGCTGTAATGGCATTCCTTACGTCAATAGTAGATACCTCCTTATGACCACCTTGACCATAAATAGAATAGTGCGTAGGATATACGTCTCTACTTGTGCCCGGAACAATAGGGGAATATACATTTGTTCCCTTCAACTCTTCACTCATTTCACCTCAATATTTAATACACCCGTCTGGATGCTATTTAAACGATAAATAGTGTAACTCTCTTTGTGACCGAAAGTATTTGTAACTTCACGAGTTTCTTCTTTCCAGTCTGTATTACGCAATCCTCCAATCCAAAACTGAATACCAGATACCATAGATGTAGGCAGGATGTAATAAGGATACTTACCACCGGTACAATCGAATACAGTAGAGCCTTGCGTCCGGCCGGCCCATGTACTTGATAAAGCTAAAATCTCATCATTTGTCAATGTTCCGTTTGCAGACACACCGTAATACTTCTTCACCTTAAATTGGGCTGATACGGACTTTGTATATGTCTGTCCGCCCTGTATCGCTTTCAGAGTATAAGTTGTATCCGTAGCAACATTTGCGTATTGCTTTGCCCTGATTCCGATTAAAAGGGATTCATTGTTGATTGATTGTGATTCAATATCCCGGTCGTAAGTCCATGATATATTAATCGTTTGAGAACTTCCTTTCTCATAAGTTCCGCCTCCAGATAAAGTCATAGTAAATGGAAATACTTTCGACATAAGTTGTGAGACTTGAGAGAATAAAGCCGTATTAATTGTCCATTCGGAAGTTCCGGCTAATCTGACCAATATATCATCTGTATCAGATACGCTGTCAGCTTCATCATCTACATTATCAAGTTCACCCAGTGTCGCCGCACCACCTGTAGCAGTACGCATTTCTTCAACAAATACATCTTCGTTCTCTTCTACAATACCTTCTTCGAACTCTTCTGATAATAAAGACATCAGCATAGGCTCTACAACTTCCGTTTTGCGAACAACTAACCCATTGTTAGCCTGAATTAACTCCTCTGCGATTAACCCTTTCAAGAACGTTATGATTCCTGCAGCCCGATCATTCTCTGTTTTGCTTAGTTTCTTTTCCAGCTCCTGCTCTATCAAATCGAACAATTCATCGACTGTCGTGAACTTACCTTCCAACTCCTGAAAGTTTATTCCAATCTTTGAAAAATTTCTTTGCAATTTGAGCCGTACATCACGTCCGGTATCATTCGCTCCGTTCCACGGGACTATATTTTCATAATTATTATCCATCACGCACTATGTAAGTTCTAATTCATTTCCATCAAATTCTAACAATAGAATTTGCCAGCACATTCCATATTCAAGAGTATCTGCATCTATAAAATTCAGCATATAGTCAGCAAAGCGATTCGTTTCTAAAGTGCTTTGTTTACGAAGTCGGGCATGTTCAACTTTGACTATGCCCTGGCTTTTATTACGTTCATAACTATAACTCATGAAAGCAAATGAGAAGACTTCTCCCCGTTCGCTTTTCTCTTTCATTCGACGAATTGCTTCATATATTTCCATACTACAAAAGTACCTTCCAGATAAGCCTTAAAAAAGGACAATAAAAACCCCAAGTCCTCACGGATTTTGGGGCTAGTTTCATTTAGTTTTAACTTTAAACTTGTGACAGGAAAGCGTCTCCCGACGCAAATACTCCTCTATAACAAACACATTGCAAATATACTCTCCTTTCTTGCCTTAAAAAAGGACACTAACCACGACTCACATTCCTTTCCATTCTCTCTAATTTTTTAATTCCATCACGAATAGCTCGCGAATCAACAATTAAATCTTTCTCAAGAATAGATTGAAGCAAATCATTGTTCGTATTCAAAAGAACGAATAGTTTACGCAACGTCTCTTCGTCCATGATATGACCGCTAACAGTATATCGGGAAGAAGAAGATACTGAATCATCAGAATAACCACCACTATATTTACCACTTTTAGTACGTACCTGCTCTAAAATTTGTGTAGTGTTCAACATTCGGATTGTTCCATTCTTTTGCGCAACATTGAAAACATCAAGAAATTGGCGCACATGAGGATTCTCTACTCCCTCATGATTGGTCACGAATTCATTTTTATGAACGGGAATAACTCCGGCAACATCATCCGGATTTCCTGTTTTAGTATATCCTTCAACATATTCATCAGAATAACCACCGGACTTCAAGCCCTTCGCTTCATCCCGTTGCTGTTTGGCTACAGCTATCTGTGCCGCACCACTAGCTACAGCTGCCGCAGCTGCAATGGCACCAAGAGCCGGACCAACAATAGGAATACCGGCCATTGCCTTATATGCTTCCATTGCAGCAACAGCAGTACTTGCAGTAATTTGTAAAACCGATACGGCAAATTGTTTGTCTGCATATTTCCTCTTTACCTGATTTAGGGCCTCTTCTTTCTCTTCTTCTAACTTAGTTGTATCCTTCCCGGCTTTCTTGGCGGCTTTTATTTCCTTGTCATATTTATGAGTTATTTTGTTCATTTCTGCATCTTGGAATCCCTGAACAGCAGAAGAAGCACTACTCATTATACTACTCACAGCATTAAAATACTGTTCACTTCCTTCTATCTTTTTCTGAATATATTCATTATTGATTTTATTTTTTGCTATTTCGTATTCTTCCTCTGAAAGCAGCCCTTTTTTATGTTCCTCCTCTAGAGCTTTCAGTTTTAAATCTCTGATATCCTCGGCAGCGTCCAACTCATATTTTTGTATAACAATAGCCCTATCCTTTGCTCCTTTTTCCTCAATTTTTCTCTTCGATTCTTCATATACAGCCGTAAGAAGAGTAATATCCAACCCATTCTTTCGAGCTAGTTCTAGTTGAGATTGATAAAAGGTTTCCAACGCTGCCAATTGTTGATCTGCAGAAGCCAAACCGTTCATCTTATTGAACTGGCTACTGAAGTTCTGAATTTGATTAGCACTATCACGAATGATCTTAATACGCTTATCACTAATTTGTTGTTCAAGATTGAGAATGTTATCCCCTGCCTCCTTTAAGGCTTTGGCTTTGACCTCTCCATTTTGGAACTCAAGTTCAGCAACATCGTTTTTATAATCTTTTGCAATTTCGAGTCTGGAATATAAAGAGGTAATCTCAATAGCTAAAAGGCGATTTTTATAATCTTTTTCTGTCAGCTCACCACTATCATTGAGTTTAGACTGTTCAAGCAGAAGATTTTTCTCTCCGGCATTAACAGTATTCAGCCTCCTGTCCCGATATTCTTTAATTAAGTTGAGACGAGTTTCTTCTGACTTTTTTAGAGTATTGTAAATTGCGCTTTGTGCCTCACTTTCCAATTTACCCAATTCAGCCAGATGTTTCTTATCTTTTTCACTTGACTGATACTTTTTGATGATCGCCAACCTTTCAACCTGAAATTCCAGTTCTTTTTGAAGAGCATCCAACTGATATTCATTCTCCGTTCTGGCTAACGCATCAGAACTCTTTTGTAGCAATAATAATTCTTCTTTGTATGCGTTTTCTGCATTTTGCAAACGAGTAGTCCAAGGCTTTTTGTCTTCGTCATCCGGTGGAGGTGGAACTCCTTTTGTATTCTTTTCTACCTCTATTTTTATCAATTTCTTACGAGATTCTTCCATGTGCGCATTTAGTAGAGCCACCTCGTTATCAATAGCTCTCACTTGATTAACACCTTTATTTATATATCTATCCAAAACATTGTCAGCCCATGAATCTGTCATTAAACCTAGAGACTGCTTAAATCCATTCAACATATTAGCAGCGCCAGCTTCAATATCCTCTAAAAAACCATTATCTGGACCATTTTTTAATATATCATTTTTTTGGTCATTCAATTCAGATACTTTCTGCTGAGTTTGTTTTATCTCCTCTAATATAAGTAAACTATCAATATAGGCATTTACAGCAGCAGTAGCTTGCTCCGTATTTATTTTCTCAAGAGTAAGACTACCCAAATATTCAGGAGATAGTTCATTTAATCTTTTTATAGCAGCCTCCCTCTCCTCTTTACTTCTTTTCTCATCCCTAGCTATATTTAAGAAATCCTTAACTGATGCAGCTTCTTGATTTACAATAGAAACAGATCGTCTACGAATATCTTGAAGATTTCTTTCCAAACGTTCACTCTCACTTAACTGTTTATTAGTATCAATAAGTAAACCTATGAGGGATGCACCTATTGTTAGGAGTAATCCCCATGGGTGTGCCTTTGCAACACTATATAAAGTTTTTAGCCCCGTGACAATTTTACCAGTCCAAAGTACTTTAGCTTTATCTGCAATAACTGAAGCATTGACAGCAATAGTATATCCTGCAATGGAAGTTGTTGCAAATATAATGGCATTTTTATATTCACTAAATATGGATACTATTTTAACTAATCCTTTAACTGTAAGACTACCGGTACTCACCATGTATTTCATAACTGGAAGTAACCGTTCTCCAAGTTCGATCCGGATTTCCTTAAAATGTTTCTTAGCTTTATCCAGCTCTGCCTGAACCGTCGTATTTTGTACATTATACTCATTCGTAATACTGGTACCATCAATGAAAGCCTGATTAGCAGTCTCCTGTTCTTTACGGACTTTCTCAATATTGCTAGCTAATGCGCTGATAACTCCTGCCGCTTCAGCACCACTCAACTTCATTTCCTTTAAAACAGGTGCCATTTTATCCATGCCACCTAATTTCCCCAAACTAGCAAGGAACTGAAGAACAGCTTCATTAGCATCCGTCTCCATCAGCGTAGTAAATTGCTTAACGTCCATTTGGGCTATCTTGGCATACTTTGCAGGCTCCTGATATAATTTTAAGATCAATCCTTGTAAAGCGGTACTAGCCATTTCGCTACGAAGCATATTTTGATCGAGTGCCGAAGCAAAGCCCATGACATCAGTAATTGAAAGTTTTGCCTGTTTTGCAACTCCTCCCATGCGCGCACTGAATTCCACCAAATAAGGTTCAGCAGCACTAGAATTTTGTGCAACTTCGTTCACCGCACTACCGATAGCTAACATATTTTCTTTCATTGAACGTTCGCTATCACCAAACATATCTGCCAACTTACCAATATTCTTGATAGCATCCTGTCCCAGGTCCTCCCCAAGTGCAACATCAATCATATTAGCAGCTTCTACAAACTCCAAAACATCGTTTTTCGCTGTAATCCCAAGCCGTCCGGCATCTCCAGCAAGTTCATTTAAACGTTCACGCGCGGTACGGGTATCCATCTTCTTAAACTCTTCATTTAAACCGGATACCTGTTCACTCGTCATACCAGTATATTTGCGTACCTGGCTTTCCGCTTCCTGCATCTGTGCAAACTCATCCACACATTTACGGGCGGTTAAGGTTATTCCGGTCAATGAAGCAATTACACTCGCACCGATAGCTGCATATTTATTAAATCCATCAGTCAATTTTGATAAAGAGAACTTAGTAGAATCCGCTGTGCCTTTTAGCTCTTTCATTCTTTGGTTAACTGCGTCCAGTTGTGCTTTATACTGAGTGTATAGTGGACTATCACCCGGCAAATTCCGTAGAATGGCATTCAGTTCTTTTTGCCTGTTTTGGAGTTCCTTCACACTCAAACTTCCGATACCTATCTTTTCAAAGAGTTTATCATACTCGGTCTGTAGTGCTTTAACGACTTCCTTTTGTGCTTTATACTCTGCACTATTCTCTCCAAATTTCTTTTTCAGAGAATTCAAAGTTTTATTGGCTGAACGCATTTGCTCTTCCAGCTCAATCATTTTTTGCCTTGCACTATCCTGTTGAATAACAATTTCCAGTTGTACTCTGTCTATCTTTAAACTCATAGTTTCCCAACTAATTAATTAATACACAAAAGTACCCTCCAAAGAAGCCTTAAAAAAGGACACAAAAAAGGCCCGCACTTGTATTTGCGAGCCTTATATTCTAGCCATCCAACCATCGTCCACTGTCCAGCCATGTACCGCCATCTCTCCATTTCCCATCTGTCAGAATCCACCGTTTTTCTGCTTCTACATCACTAATCCGGATCGGATAGAATGTGCCTTGCCATGCTCCAGACCTTCCATCAGCATTGATAACATCCTCTATCTCTTTACAGACATAACGTTTGTTCCGGATTTCAAATATATTCCGCGTATCATAAACGTTAACATCATAACTCTTTATCTTGATGCCGTGCTTATAATCAATATCGTACATACGTGAATAGAGCATTTTATCTAAATATGCTAAGCGCAAATTACCTGTATATGGGGTGTCCTCACAGTTAAAAGAATGAGGGTAATCAATCGTGAAAACTTTAGGGTTAAAATCCTTATCATCTTTGCGCTTTACATAAAGAGTCATCGGTGACATTCCTTTGTAGTATGATACATAAATCTTTTGTTGATTCTTCTCTTTTTCCGTAGGGATGTTTTCTCCGCTTTGTATTAACTCATAAATGCCATTACTTTCATCACTGGTACCAATCTTGCTTCCAGATATTTTTGGAACTGTTACAAGTGATCGTTCAGAGTCGGGCATAAATACCGGCTCCATACCACTCTCATAAGTGATCCGTTCTATACCATAGTTCGTCATATCGGAAGGCATAATGTTTAATTTGATTTCATTTTCACTCTGCTCCCGAAGAACATCACCAAACATATTTACTTCATCTGTGTGCCATCCCCTATTCGAATCATCAGGCACCGTAATGTAGTACCGGCAACTATCATGCGTATAAAACAGATAGTTTTTAACAGCCTGGTATCCGGATGAGCTAATACTTTCTACAAATTGAGTGAATTCCAGTACTGTATCAAAATCCTTTCGGGTCGCAGAAGAAAGAATATTTTTATCTATGTGCTGTGGCTTGTAATATTCACTGTCTGTCGATTCTATCAACACATTACTTTGAGAAGGGTCTTTGTCGTTCTCCCCCTCTTCTGTTTCGTATTCATCTACAACTTGCTGAACATGGCAAACCTGTGCATTTTTAAAATATTCTGCCCTGAACAGTATAGAAACTTCCTTCTTTCTATTATTGACAAGAAAACACAAATTAAAAAAACTCTCAAATTCCGTGATGAGTTCATTTATAGTCCATCCGGGAAACATTTTTGCATATTGGTTGGGATGCCCATTTTGTGGCAAATAGAGCAAATTCCACTCCGAATCTTCCAGCTGATTAGTCAAAACTGTATATCCAAGTGCTTTCATTAACTTTCTAATATAAGCGCAAAGATACGGTTGCAGATAAATATCCACTCCTGTTTCTCTCAAATAGTTGGGAGATATAGTTGGCTTTGAAGTAGTAACAACAGTTACAGCTACCCTCCATCCATTAATCACACCCTTGTCTGTCATTACAGGAGGTATGCAATAATCCACGTCCGGATATATGCGTTTTACCAAGTTATTGATAATGCCTGTTGGAATTTCATCTTCTCCCATATCCAATGATGATACAAGCAAATCGTTTCCAATGAAAGAATTCAATTCGGAGTTTCCCGAAGCTATTTGTATAGATACTGTTGAATCTGTCCATCCCGTTATAATTTCCGTACCATTGCAATACACCCGGTTATCAGCAACCAATACAGCCTGTCTCTTGGTCTTTAGTTCGGAGATAGAATTCAATCTGTTCAGATGTGCATATAAGTCTGCATTAATTGAATTACTAAGCTGAAGAGTAATATCATACGTGTACTCCCCATTCTTTGTAAAGAATGGATTCTCACGTTTTACAGAAGTGCTAAAGTCGGCAGGAAGTACCACCGAAGTACCATCAATATATAATTCAGTCATAGTCTGCTATCGTTAATCCCAAACTCAATCCATTGAATCCTCCAAACATAGAATATTCCCATTCTGTCCGCATTTTACTTCCTACAGAAAGATAATTGCAGTATTCATCCTGCCGAATTATTTCTTTCAATACACACATAATTCGCTGCAACTTGGCATAATGGAGCAATTCTTCCTCGTTAGTCTTACTACCGGAAGCAATCTTTTCACAAATAAAGAAGATTACCTGATTATCCTCCTGCCAGTTATCTTTGTTTTTAGAATCTCCTTCCGCATCCGGATAATTAGCACACAGAAACACGCCTGTTTTATCTTTGAGTTTCTTGACCATGTGTTCCTCTTTAACTGCCAGGAAACAACAATCAATCTTATCTTCGCTCTTCTGATTAACTTTAACCTGAAGCTCCACCATTAGTTCTCTGAACCGGATGATATCTATCATAATGCAATTAAGTTATTCTGTTCAACATCTGCCATTTTAAAGGTAAACTCTATAGCTTTCAGGAGACTACGGTTAAAACTACGTTCATAATTCTGTTTTGTCACAATAATAGGGAACCAACTATCTTCATACCAGATATCTACTTCTTGGGCATTCAACAGATTATGCCATAACTTATAATCACTCTGCAGGAAAATAACCCCACTACTAACTGTATATTCATCCTTTGGTTTTACTCCGAATTTACGATCTACACCAAACATCTTCGCCGTATCACTCTCATCATTGCCTTTCATAGTCATACTGCCTACGGTAGTCATTGTTTCCGGCATATCATATACGTTTTTATACCGGAAACGTTGAACCTCTTCATATCTCGTCTGATCTACCAAAAACTTAAAAACGTCACTTCCTTTCACCAATTCATAACTACGGATCATTTCATTTATTTCAGGGAGAATATTTCCTATCCTTTCCATGCCGGCGTACAACGTTACAGGCATTTTTTCTCCTTTATGCACATACAACTGTCCCGTGTAAACTGCTCCGGACAAAGTACGAACATTCAATATTACTTTATCACCATCTGTAAACACACTACTTACATACTCCATTGCACCATTGCGTGTCACTTTTTCCCGGACCTCACTTAACCACCCTGGAGCCGATGCTTCTTTTTTTGTTTGTAAACGACTAAACATCACATAACTTTGTGAGTCCTGTGTTCCATTGATGAAGAAAGTAAAGGTACCTGCAGCATTTGTTTGCCAACTTGATTCTCCTGCACACCATACCCCCCATAAGGCCAATTCGCAGAATTTACCAAGTCGCCGAACTCTTACCTGATAATTAGCGTCTGGAACATATTCCTCTTCCAATACCGTTTTTCCTCCATATTTTACGGAGAAAGCAATGGTGGAATCCGTATCTATGATATAATCCAGCATTGTGGCACAGAACTCTTCCGCCCTGGGTCTTTGAATTACATTCATAATCGCATATATTTGTTCTGTTTATCATTCTCCGGCAACAGGTTGTAGGTGACCGTCCCACCATCTCTTGCTTTCTTCATCTCATCAATCCAAACCATAGCATCATCATTCATCCATTCGGATAATAACTTGATATCCTCAATAGATGCAGGATCGCTCTCCATTGCACCACTTGCAGACACATATCCCCTGATTACTCCTGCTGGAATAATTTTCAGTTGCATACGTCTTAGGGCAATACTCATTCCCAATAATGCAACAGCTTTACAAGCTGCAAAATGCGCTTCATTATTTTCTTCCATAGTCAAGAGCGTATCCCATCCGTTTCCATACGCCTTTTTCACATGAAGTAATTGTGCCTCCTTGATGAATGGCAGCAATAACATAAAAGTACGCTCGCTTTTGTCAATAGGAAAATAGGTGTCAAAATCCGCTCCACTGCGTATCAGTAATAGCTGAGACATTTTATAAGCCCGACTCTCTTTCCATTCCTTAATTTCGGAAGTATTGAGATAACGTATCAAAGCGTCTACCGCTTTATAATAATCTTCCATATGCCGGACATCATCCCTATCTAATTGCCATTCCCAAGGGAGCTTTTCACTGTTATCTGTAGCGATTTTGAATTTACGCCCATCATCTTCATGACTTAGATCATTTTTTTGGTACATACGTAATGTAGCCAACAAAGCGATAGGCCGTTGTACTTTCTTTATAAGGTCTTGATCTGCATCCTCTTTTGTCTCTTTATACCAGCCTTCCACTTTTTTGTATAGTTCAACACCAATCAATGCGGAAATTTCCTCTGTTGCCAACTCAATATCAGTTATGATTTTATTGAAATCATTATTTGCATAATAATTCCCAGTCAGTTCCCGTAGTTCCCTACTACCATTATCATCCTTATTGAATATCATACTATATCATTTATTTGTTACGCTTTAATAAAGCATCTGCTTTGTATTTATCATCCAGCAACTTCATCATTACGCGGAGTAATAATGTATCATCCGCTTTTTCTATATTTCCAAAAATTCCGGATTCTGCTACGGAAAACAGAATTCCACTCATTCCCAGACTTTGCTCCTTGGGCGTGTTCGCGTCCTGTGTTTCTTTGGTAAAGATGGATTCGAATGAAATCTCTATTCCATCAATAATAAATGTGCCTGTAAGCAAATAGTGACAGAAGAAAGCAAACCATGCATATACTCCCCACTGAACCTGCTTCGGCATCATCCTAATCCTGTTTGAATAGAAATTTATTCGTTCCTGCTTAAATTCTTCCCTGTATTTACCGTCAAAATCAGACTTTCCTATTTTTGCTCCTGGACAACGATAAAGAATACCGCATAAGGCTTGCAATAAAGAAGGATCTTGTGTATCATTGTAGCCATTCATCATCATAACCGCATTACGGAATTCCCCAAATGTCAAATCACTGCCATGAGAAAGCGGACCTTTATATTGTTTCCATTCAGGTAACAGATTCTTTGTGCTTGAAAAGATAAGTTCAACCTCTTTCCCTTCTTTACTTTCACTCCACATCCATCCCAGCGTCAACGCCAATTCATCAATCAAAATATAATAATCAATGCTACTCTTTCTCCGGATGCCACGATTGGAAAGAACAAAACGGCACCACTCTCGTTTCACGTCCATTAAAGTTATTTTAGGGCGTTCTATTAATTTCTGACGCAAGCGGAGCAAGTATAACCACTCTGCAGGAAGAACTTCCTCCCAACAATCCGGAAAATCTATCTGTTTGTTATTCATAATTACATCTGATTTATTGCCCGTTTATCTGACGTTACATTATCCTCTTTATTGATAACCTTGCGATACATGCCAACAAAAAGACCTTTCTTATGTGGAAAGTTTATTCTGATCGCATCATTCAGAGCCTCCAACGCTATTTCCTCCGGGATTTGCGTATCAGCTCCATAGAAGATCTTTAATGCATATAGCATTTGGCTGCCACTGTCACCTTTGCCATCGATGATGATGTTGGATAACGCAGGATTCAATCCAAAGCCGCTTGTAGTAGAGCTATCAGCTATCCTTGATATTTCCGCCTGTGCTGCGATGTATTTATCTACGTTCATTTCGATTGGCTCGATTTTCCATGATTGCAGGTTTCCGTCCTGATCCACAAAGTCCACACAAGTGAAGAATTTACCTGCATTCTTTTTACCGGCCATGACATCTGCAATCCTCTTGGTAAGTTCATCTCGCAAACGGTCTATTTCTTCGTATATCTGTGCTTCTCTCCATTCTTCGTGCATGGCACGTATCATTTCTTCTTTCTGCCTCCAATACTCTTCCGGCTCATGAACAATGTATGCAGATGCAATCATATTCTCATTTAGATATTGGATTATTTCCGGAAGGGTATTAGCATCCAATAGCCAGGGAATCGAACCATGAAAACTGGAAATTGCATACATATTGCGCCCGAAACTACGCATACTATGATATTTCACAGCGGTTTCCGTAGCTGAAGGATTCCATTTATCGAAGATGCTATACAACATCATCCTCTTACTGGTATAACTGTCAAAGTCCCCAATAAGAAACTGTTTCACATCTTCCAATCTCCGGCTGTCATTCTCCGGCCATACCATCCGGCAATCTGTACTGTGAAGGGCTTCCAAACGGGTTATCCACGGTTTACCGATCCGGGTTGATTTGGCTGCATAGTATTTCACAAATACTCCTTTCATGTGATTGTACTCTACAAAAGCATTACGAATATAACTCCGATAATCCCATGTATCAAGCCATTCCTGTATCTCATTATCTATCAACCACTCTTGCACACGTTCATTGTTGACTACATTCACCCGATAAAGCATCGGACCTTGACCATACATCAAACCTGTTTTGCGATCCAAAATGCCCGGTCCCAGATTATTCTTTTCAAGAATGTCACGTACTGTCTTCGGAAGATTATTATCAATTCCCCAGGGAACAACGCGAACTCCGGCTATTGTCACCGGATCACCATCCCAGTTGGAGGAAGAACCATTAAAAAAACTACTTAGTTCATTGTTACCTAAACTCATATTGATGGCATAGGTACCTACTCCAGCATCAACAAACCGGAAGCCTCCAATTTTCTCCTTTATTTCAGCCATTATAATTCAATTTTCTATTTTCCAATATCCCTTTTAAGCGGGCGATTTCCGCATCACTCAAGCCATACATAACTCTCGAAATCAATCGGTTCAGCCCTCCATACATATTTTTTGCATACCATCTCGTATTTTTCTTCACCGGATTCCGGTTTGCTTTCATTCCCCAAACCGTCCGGTTTGTATCAACTTGATGCCGATTCTTCTTATTTCCCGCAATTTCAAAAGCACGACCATAAGAAAAGAAACTAACCTTTAATCCCGGATTCTCTCCGTCATGGAAAGTTTTATAATCTATGCTATCATGCAAAGCATCCGTCTGCATGAGCTCTCTTGTCTCTATAGCTTCAGTAAGTATATCACAAAGCCATTCTCCGTGCTGTGACAGTTCCTCCTCAATAAAAAGGGTCTTTAATTCCTTGCTTTCGTTACTTTCCATTATTACACTAACTATATTGCAAAATTACATACGAGAAAGACCTTAAAAAAGGACACAAAAAAGCCCCGACTGCACTCACAATCGGGGCTTTTTTATTATTTCAAACCTTAGATTTGCTCAAATCTTATTTTATCATTTAGCAGGAATCAAATTTCTTTCTATATATACTTCCTCATTTAAATCTCCATTTTTCAGAGATTTACCATCTTTGCTACTATATTTCAGTTTTTTATCTCCGTATTTAATCACATCAGGTGTCATGCCTGTCTCTGATTTAATTTCATCAATGACTAAAAATAATTCGCGTAGGTCTTTTAAACCTGAAAGGAAATAATGTATCTCACTGTCTTTCATCTGAATCTCTTTTCTCGTTTACAACTATTCTTTGGTCATTCAAAGCTAAATCCAATTGATTACGAAGTTCTATTAGTTCTTCCCTAGCACAAGTGCATATATATTTAGAATATAAAGCAATAGTATATTCTTCCATGCACTTTATACCACCTGAATAACTACAGCTTTTTATAATTTTAAATATCGGATTACTCATAGTTTAACTCCTTTCTCTCCATTAGATTGGAGTGCATTTTGCAAACAAGCTATTAATTCAACAACTTCTTCAGCTGTCAATTCACACAATTCATAGTTACCTAGATAACTGATATTATAGTTATATTCTCCTGATTCAGTATCAGTATGTTTACGTTCACTTGTCACAAAGATGTTTTTATTAGTTATAGATTTATCCCGTTTCATAATGTACCTCCTTTCATCATTGAAGCATTGATACGTATATTCACACGGCTATTACCCACGATGAAATTCATTTCACCGTTTTCATCTTTACTCGTCCAGACTTTATCGTGTCCGGAAGTAATTAAATCACTAATTTCGTTGAAAAATTCTTTGACTTTCTTTGCCTCTACACATTTGGTGAGGACTTTCTTTTCTTTTTTCATAATTGATGAACTGTTTTAGCGTTTTAGGCAATTTTCTTAAAACAAGAACGGTTGCCATTTCCCGAGTTCGCTAAAACAGTTCATCAATTAACTCCAGAGAGCAAAAGAAGATTGGGAAAGGCAACCGCCTATATCATAAGTAAGGGCATAAAAAAAGCCCGCAATATTGTGAGCATTATCCGTTGCTCAATCCGGTATCATTAAGTGATAAACTGTTTTAGCACTGCAAAGATGAGGATAAAATTTGAAAATGCAAAAGAAAAGTGGCATTTTTAAATGTAATCAATATTTAGTTTATTCAATTCTTCTAGGAAGAAGCATGTTGAAGCTTTATTGACTACAAATTGCCTTCTATTATCAAATAACAGAAATTTATCAGAACTACCCTCTAACGATGTTATTAGTAATGGCGTATGTCTTAATACATCTATATTCACATTTTTGCAGTCCATTTGCATGGAGTTTATCAATACTATCCTATCTTTGTGTTTTTCTATGGCTTCGTGGCAAATTACATATTCACCACCTTCCATATTGTTTATAACTCTATATCCATTTAAATATTCTTGAATCATATAAATATTACCTTCATCATGAGAACGACCAATAACCAATCCTCCTCGACGGGCATCAACAACTTTTCCTTCTTTACAAAGTTGTTCAAATTCTTTTTTCGAAATAAACATCGTAAATTCGACGAATTAAATACTGCACTAAAAAATGAAGAAAATGAAATCCCGTCTTTAATACATGGTGGATATACACACTCATCACCTGTGCAAAAAAAATAGAGCCTGCATTTCACAGTGGGCATGCTGCTACTCTACAAGCTCTATTAATCGCGATTATAAAAATATTCTAAATATAATGTAACCCGTATGCCCCCGTTTCACATCATATAATCATGCAGTTATACTGTACAAATATGCGGATAATATCTGAAAGTGCAAAAGAAAAATATTATTTTTGTGGAAAACATCAAGCTATATGTTCGAAATAGAGTTAGCTACTTATCACAAGAATTTAGAACGCCTTCGCGAAGAAAATCCTTTGGGTGGTTATGTCGTAATCAAAGAAGATGAGATTTTAGACGTATGGATAAACGATCTTGATGCTCTCAAAGAGGGCGTTAAAGCGTTTGGACGCATTCAATTTATGATTAAAGACATCAATGAGAAGCCTATAAACATTAGCGCATTTGGTAGTGCCAGTAGTAAAATGAATCTATGAAAAGCTAATATCTTTAATTTATGATAATATGATAAGTCCGGCTATTTACTAATAAAAAAATAAAGCGGAGAAAAACTCCGCTTTAACTTATCATTTCTTATGCTTTTTATCATACTCCTCTTTCGTAATGAGCCCTTCTTTCAATTGTTCATCAGAAGTGACCTTTTTCGATAATAACCAATGGTATGTATTTTGATTACTAGCTGTTACAACATAAGCTTGTTCAAACTCCCATCCGCGCTTTCCCATATAGTTCATAGCATCTACCATAGAGTTAAACTCTAATTTTTCACCCTCATCATCAACTAAATATTGCTTGGCATCACCAGACCAATATTTAGTTTTTTGCCCGAAATCGACAGTTACAATAACTTTAGTACTCATAAACTTACCCATCCCGAGTAATTCACAAAACACTTTGTATGACTCTTGAGCCATTACATTGACGCTGACAAACATCAGCATTAGAAAAATAATCTTCTTCATTTCATTAAATATTTAGTAAAAATGTGTGTGCGTGCTATACAAAAAAACACCTCCTCATATTGTGCATTGACTGGAATCATCCAAGACCCAATATATAGATTACACAATATGAGGAGGTGAATCATTTGTTTGTGCTCAACACACAAATATCAGTATAATATTTAATAATACCAAAATATAATAACAAAATATGCGCTTTAAAGAATAAAAAAGGGCTTCCAACCCGTGGAAGCCCTTTTACTTGTCAAAGTTTTGCCTCATGCCAATAATATATAAATTTCAAGAACGCCTACTACCTCGAAGATAAGTATTTAAAGTTTCCACAAGATGATGTACGGTTGTTCCTGGATTACGTTTATGATATGCTATCTCTCCATGTCTATCCAAAAGTTGTTTTGCATTCTTGATTGCCTTTTCTTGTTTATCTTTAAGTAAATCATAATTAGTTTTACACTTTTCTAAAGTTTTACCTTCTTTCTCATAATTATATCCCAAATAGTTACTTAACTTTGAATAATAAAAGGTTCTATGATTAGCTTGACTAGGAAGTTGAAAATGCAAATAGAACCACAATTCAAAAGCATCATTTGAATAAGCAATCTTATACCCCTTTTTAGTTCCAGATATTATTGCATTATCAAATTCTGCATATTCATTTTCTCCTTTATGCACATCCATATCGAATACGCACCATATCTGGTCAAATTCTTTCCCTTGTTGTTTGTATTTTTCAACCCTCTTATCACACTCATCTATCAACCTTTGCTTAGAACAACCTTTACAATTAATACAAACCACATCTTTAGTACTTAAATCAAAAGAATCAAAGTATTCCTTTTCAGTCTGTCCTTCACACAATATGAGAAAACGAAGATTGACAGCAAAAGTATTATTTTGATATGATGATTGAGTTCTTCTTTCCCAAGGCTTTATTGAATCACTAATCTTCTTCTTCATTTTCTATATCATTTATTATATCACACAAGTTATCCCAGTTTCCCAAAAATGGCACAGCACCGTATTTTCCTTCAAGGTAATCTTGTTCATACTTTTCACTACGAATCCCTTTAATCTCAACCAATGTATACAAATAACTTCTTCCATATTTATCTTTTTCTACAAAATCGATCTGATCTCTTCTCAATAATCTAGGATCCATAAGCTCTGTTGTATGTGTAGCCACAATGAGCTGTGATCGAGTATTTTCTTTTGAGTTGAAAAGTGAAAGAATCTTGCGTGTTAAAAGAGGATGTAACTTAGCACCAAATTCGTCTATAACAATAGGAGTACCTATTTCTAGAGCTGTAATTATGGGTAAACTGATACCAAGCATCTCTTTAGTTCCTTCAGACTCCATTGAATCAAACAGAGTTACACTTTCTCCTATTTTATTAAGATTCTTATCATATTTTCGGTGAACACCTAGTAAAAAATTACTTGTTGCATCTATTTTCTCATCCCCCAATATAATTTGGTCTATATCTTCTATTCCAACATCAGCATACTTCAGAAGTTTTACTATTTTATCTTTTAGCAACTTGTCTTTTAAAAAATTTGTCTTCTTTTCTTCTAAGCTTATTTTACTATTAACTTTAGAAAATTGTTTAATTTCCTCAACAATACGGCTTGCCAATTTATCCGAAAAAGAATCTGCGACACTCAAAAACAAAACTCTTTCATTAAAAAGTTTTGTTTTCATTTTAGCTATATCATATCCCATTTCCATAAGTGATTTAGCCACAGTTACATTTTGACCTTCTCTAGTGAATATTGGAGTTTCTCTATGTCGAGTAACATATAACCATTCATTATGAACTACTTTTTCATCAATCTCAAAACCGTAACGATACTTTATATCGTCCATATAAAAAATAAGCTGAAAATATGATGGTTTTTTCGTCGTTTCAGTTGAAAACAGAAAATGATCCATAAAATCCATTCCCTTATTTTCTTCTGATAAACAATATTGTATTATGTCACAAAAAGTAAACAATGCTTTTAAAACATTACTCTTTCCGCTAGCATTGGCACCATAAACAACCTTGGATTTAAGTAATCGATTTCCTCCACCAGTAACAATTACATTGTTTTCCTCAAACTCTTCTTTATTAGTTCTAATATTAGCCGCACCCATTCTAAGACTTTGCATATCTTTGAATGATTTGAAATTCTCAAAACTAAAGTCTTCAATTAGAAACATAATTTTCTTATTTTAATGTGCATACAATTTTATGCAAAAATAGCCATTAAGAATTGAAAAAACGACTTATTAACATAGTTTTTAAGAGCATTTCTCGCTAAAAAACTTATTAATTCTATTAATCATGCAATTTTTCAATCCTTTCTTAGCATATTTTTTTATTTATATTTTACAAAAAAATCTTAGCTTAATTCACATATTTAGAATAAGCTATAAAAGTAAATAGCTTCTTTTTAAATTATATATTCAGGTATGCCATGCGGAGGACAACTACGTATATTACAGATCATTACCATATAATATTCCAATAATATATTTATTATTTAAATACTCATACTCCAGTTTCGAAAAAAACTTTTTTGCTTATATAGTTATACAAGCGGTCGTTTTTCTTCCAAATAGGGTCGATATTTATGTTAAAGAAACCCTGTTCAAATATCTAATCATCTATTTTTCAAGCATAAAGCTATTTGCGGTTTCTAAAAAACCGCAAATGAAACGGAGTTCTGCCCGACACGCGCCGACCCCTTTTTGCGGTCGCACCCCCCTTTTGGGGCGGGAAATGTGACAAAATCTTTACAATCCCACCATTATCGCATTTTCCTCAAAGAAAATGCCACCTATCTGCCTGCCCTGGCAGGTGTGCATGAAAAAGCCTCGCTATCTTTACAGACTGCGAGGCTACCACTCGAATAAAAAACGAACTACATCCTAGACGCAACAGACAGATTGCGTCCCGTCTTCCATATCCGTATCCATTCCTTACGTAACATAAGATATTTCAGTGCATCCGTAAGATTAGTCGATTCTTTAGGCAATCGGTTTGTAGGCAACTTATCGCCTGTCTTTAATTTGACTATCTCTGAACCACCATCAGAACGAGTAACAGACTTTGTTCCTGTTATTTCCATCTCACTTTTGAGGTTGGAACAATTATATTGGTCAAATTGAATAGTAAATAATCCCCGTTCTAAGTTACCGCTCAATAAATCCATGAAAAAGCGGTATTCTAAATTACTGCCTATGTTACCTTGTCCGAGGCTCATCAACTGCACTTGCCATCCTGTTCTTGTACCATCAGCATAAAATTCTATATTCTTCTTTATTTGAGTAGCCATATCCGCCTTGACTTTATGATAATTATTCATCGAACGATCATAATAGAGTTTCAATATCTTCCGTCTATGCGGTTTAAAATATTCCAAGAAATTATCAGCCAGTTCTCTGGCTGTATTAGGTGGCAATGTATAGAGTTCTTTTAATACCTTGTACTTTTTCTTATCCTGTTGTCCCAGCACCATAGACAGCATATTACCAGAATCCATACCGGCCTCTAACGGACGATTCATATCCAAATGCCTAAGCACCGTGCAATCTTCCTTCCAGCCCAACGGTTTCGTTTCAATAATTTCATTGATAAATCCATCAGCATAAAAATGCCGGATAGCCAAATTACAGTAAAACATTTGCCCGGCTTCCAATTTGGGGATAATCGAAAGAATATTGCACAGAATTCCTTCAAGTCCCTCGGAAAATTCATCACTAAACCAATCCAGCCCTAAAACGTCTGCATTGACATAAGAGGATGAAATGAAGAAAAACGATGTACGTGAACGTGTCTTGATCCATCGTTCTTCCCACCGCTTCATATTGCGTCCTGCGAGTTCCAGCGCCCGTTGCAGTTTATTAAGACTTGGAGCTAATGATTTATCAAAGCGATATTTCTTCAACACTTCATTATATTCCTGTAAGGTAGCTACATACGTCTTTTTCGTCTCGTTATAAACAAATCCCGCCTGAAGCATTAACAGAATCTTATCTTTATCGTTCTGTTTAGCCAGTTTCAGAATCCAGTCATATTCGCCAATATGGTTAGGATTAGGCATATCGGTAGTAAGGGTACGACTACGGTACCAAACATTCATTCCATACTTCACCCTGAAACCTCGTACAGCTTTCAACAGATTCGTAAATTTCTCCTCCGGGAAATACTTGACTTCATCACCGAACACTCCAACATACGAACGTCCTGCACCGATAGACGGTCTGTCTAAAGAGATGAATGTGAAATTAAATCCGGTATAGAAGACCATAGTGTTACGCCAGTCCGTACATACATTGTACATTCTTTCCTGCCATTCTTTAGGCGGCTCCTGGTTAATCACATAGTGAATGCCTATTTCCCACCCTAACAGGGAAAGTCCATCTATAAGCGAAGGAATGACATTCTTATGCAAATCTGAATACGTATCAGCTACCCATGCGAACGGCGCTCCCTGACAATCTTGTGCAACTTCTTGTACTCGTTCTGATAATACTTGCACTGTTTTAGCACTGGCACGCCCGGCAATCCAATAAAGCGCCCATGGCATCATTATTGATATGAGCTGGGCCATCCAATTTGCGTATCGCTGTTCTACATCATCAGTCGATGTCTTTAGTTTTTGTTTCCTGGTCATCGAGCATTTCAATTATATCCACATCAATCACTTGCGCATCCCTCTTTAAACGAACTTTCTCCCGCTCCGGAATATCAGGAATAGAATCAATCTGTTCAGCAAGCAATTGCCTGTTAACCTGTGGAATTCCTACAGCCTGCGTATCAAGCATATAAATTTTTATATGCTTTTCGTTGACTTCCTTCCGTTTCTGCGGATCAGGTTTATCCAATTGTTTGATCTTAGCTGCCTGTATCATCAAGTTTCCATACACTTCCATGTCCTTAGAAGAATGTGCATTTATTAATACAACCTGTGCCGCTTTCTGCAAATTATCATACATCATATTTCGGTGAGCGTTATTTTCTACCGAATCATTCGCAAAAAACAGGTTTATAGCCTCATTATACATTTCCCTGGCCCTAGCTCTTTTTACCTGAAAAGGATCATGCATAAGGAAAGATATTGCATTATCCTTACCGTACTTCCGCTGTATGCCAATCAGGGCGTACAGCGCATTATAATAGTCCATCTCATCACCCGTTAGTTCCATTGTACAACCGGATGCCAAGTAATCCTGTAACCTGTCAAAATAAGAAGTTTCAAACATTCTCTATATCTCCGAAAAAAACTTGGTTAATCGCATTCTTAAAACCGACTTCACGACGTAGTTTATCAAGTCGCTGCGCCTGAGTTACATTATCACCAACTTCTGCACTGGCTGTCATTGATAATCCTTCCTTAGCCTGTTGTATTAACTGTCCGCGTTCATAGTGATATTTCAGTGGAGAACCTACCAAATTGAAATACCACTCAAAATCATTCAAAGGAATATTGTAAAACATGGCTATTTGCTTAGGAGTATATCCTATAGCTGCCAGCTTTTCATATTCATCAAAGTTAATCCTGTCATACCATAACGGATTTTCTCTCCACTTAACCAATTCGTCCGCAACGAAACTCATAGACTTCCTTACTTTTTAAAAATACATATTGTTCTTCCATTGCATTCTCGCCATAGACTCATTCAAGTAATCGGTTCACCTCTTCCAATTCAGCTTTGTAACCAGCCAGTCTTTCCCGTCGTTCGATATCCAAATGCGGCTTATCTCCTTTATTCAATTCGTTAGTTACCCGCCAAATATTGTTTTCTATCTGTTTTTGGCGTTTTACAAGTTCTTTTATCGGTAGTCCCAATAGTTCTTTTCTCCTTTTAAACTCATTAAAAATCGGATGCTTCCCTAATAAAGACTTATTCTGCTGATAATAATTCAGTTCATCCCATATCATCCGGTTTTCAATATAACTGTCTATTAATTGTCTGCTAACAGAAGTACATTGATTCAAATCAGTGCAATCGCGGAGTTGAGAATGTAATTCAACGTATGCATGATATCGTGAAAATTTCCGGGAAGCAAGTGCCTCCAACTCCACCGGACATGATTTCTCGTTTAAAAACGAAAATTCTTCCCGAAAAGACTTGGGTTTACGGCTGAATGTTATCTCTGTTTCTTTCCAGTTTGTCGTAAAATCCTGATTAATATTGTATTTCTTGCAAAGAAATGCAACCATCATTCTCTTATTGCCGGAAGGGTTGGAACGAACCAGACGCAACGTTAATGGAGATACGCCCGACTGTTCCATCAAGCGTATTCCTTCTTGAGCATTTGCTCCATTCTTCAGCCAAGCGATTACAATCTCTTTCACTCTTCAAATTCGGATTTATCCGGGAACATTTCAAGCAAATATTTCATTAGAAAGTCAGAATATCCACTTTCTGCGTTATTCAGGAATATTTTCTTTGATACCAGTTCCTGAAATTTCTTGTGATCCGGTTGCTTGGATACGATAGACAATGCAATGTTATCGCTTTGCCAGTTCAATTCGATAGAAGAAATAGGATCGAACTCTGGAAAGAGAGTATTAAAATAAACAGATGAGATCAAATAACCACCTGTATTCAATTCCGGGAACCTTTCAAACATATCTACAAGACTCTGTTTTTCGTAAACAACAGGAGTATGTGTTCCAAAATCTAATTTGGGAAAATCTGCCAGCAATGCAACTGTACGCTCCATATTATCCCTATAAATGCCTTTATATAGTTCTGGACGCAAGATTCCTTTATTTTTAGGTACCTCAATATGAGCCAGCATTACCGGAGCTACAAGGTAGATATCATCATTGGACCAAATAAATTTATCAGTAACTTCATCGGCAGCAATAGCCAATTTTAATTTTTCAAGTACATCAATCTGAGGATTATCTGACACACATTCATGTTCTATGACTGTAACAACATCACTCATCCATTCCTCCCGGTCGCCAATGATGACAACATTAACACCAAAACGCAGGAATTTATCAAAAGAGCGCAATGCCATTTTCAATTCATTCCCTTGTGCTTTGTTCTTAACATAAGGAATTACCACCGTTGTATGATCCAGTATGGCTAAATTCTCTTGAGATGCCAGTCCCCCGCTTGGAGCCTGATCTTGTTCCACACTAGAAGCCTGATTATTTACTGAATCAGCTTCCACTTTTTTTCCTTCTTCCTTTTTAGTTCTCATATTCTTATTTTTTGATACACAAAAGTACCATTATCCCAATACAGGCAAAAGGACACAAAAAGAGGTGCTATATCCAATATGGATATGCACCTCTTCTCAACACAACAAACAAACTTATTTATAGACCTCCTTTAGATGAGCCTGACGCACTACCAGCCAATCCTAAAATAGCATTGATTTCCTCACTGTCTGTAGCCGGAATAAGGCTCTTGGCAATATGTCCAATTGTAGCCCCACGCAATGAACTTGCCAAGTTGATCGTATTTTTATCACCTTCTTTGTTATCCTGTGAATCTGCTTTTGTAAGTTTCAATGGAGTACAGGGAGTACCTGCTATCTTTGCATCATCACCTGAGCAGCCAAAAACAATAGCTCCTAAATCTTCATTGATATTGTTGTTTACAAATTCATCGTGTTCAACCTCTGTTCCCGGATGCTCATAATCTACATGATGAATGAAGCCACGCGCATCGTCTTCTCCTTCGCTTGTGTGATAAATGTTAATAGTAGAGTCGGTTGCATAGACTGCAATCGGCTTTTTCCCATCTGCCAAAGCGAATTCCTTAACACGTACTCCTTTTTCATCACGGTTGTATGTCTTTACATCATTCCAGCGGAAATAGACAATATACGCCTTTTTACCTTTCGGGCGTCCTGCATTCGATGTCTTCTTAGGAACCGATACAAACTGATATACTGATTCTGCCATAATTTTACCTCCTTTTATTTTTTAAAGCCCACCAGCTTCGGAGACAGACGCTCCTGACTCTGTGGGTGGAATATATGCGAAAATAGCTTCAGCAATCCAAAATCCAGTTGCTTCCCACCATTCAGCAAAAATCTTCACCTTATAGTTTTCTCCTTGCATCCAAATTTTTGTAGCTTGTGGGTCCTTACTACGCAAATGTTTGAAGTTCTCTTTTGGAGTAATAAAGAAAACTCCGGTACCACGCATACCTTCAAGTGGAGCAAATGTGAATTTAGAGAAATCGACTTTCACTTTTTCTCCATCTTCATTCTTCAACCAAGGATATTTCTTGCGATATGCTTTTCCATAGCGCGTTACAATGTCCGGATCGGCATGAATAAACATCTGTTTCTTTTTGTATAACGGTTTAACCTCTTCAACCGCCTTGTCGATCTGATCTACCAGCTGTTCATCCGACAGCTTCTCGCCATTGAGCAACCAGGTAATAGCTTTATTATTCGCTTCTTTCAATGCTACAAGTTGAGTGACATACCCATCCATAACTTCATTGGCTTCTGTTGCATCATCACCGTCTTTCACAGCTTTAGACTCTACAAACTTACCTGTAGCCAAAGCAACCTCACGCTCTTCGTCCAACTTAGGGAACACAAGTTGATTTAAGATATACTTTACAACCGGCATATCTTCCGGCTTCAAGTTCTCATCATAAAGATATCCGATGATATCCTCCATCACATCAGATGGAACGATAGCAACGTTAATTTTACATTTGAAATTCTTAATGGTAAGCGGAGTAAATTTAGTTTTTCCTTTGGGCGTCCAATGGGGAGTAAACTGCTGTAATACCGAATCAATTGCTGCCTGTTGTGCACGAACCTCCACTTTATCGGTAGCGATGGTGGACATATACTGCGTAGATTCGGTCTTTCCCATCAAACTTTGCAGGATTTCAAGACGTTCACTATTTACATACTTACCAAATTCTTTTTGCAGTTCGGTAGTTTCAATAGTTGTATTGCCTGAATAAGAAGCACCGGGTCTTCCATAATAAATAGCATCAACATATTTATTATGCGACAGATTCATGTCCGGTTTAAAAGTCTTTCCCATATTATCCGCATTTGTTCCTGTTACAACCTTTCCTGCATCAGCTGTTTCTTCCTTTTCCAACTTAGCGATTATGGCATCGGCTTCCTCTTTCTCTTTTTCCAGTTTGGCAATACGTTCACGAGCCTCTTTCAACTCTTTCGCATTTTTCCCTTTCTCAACCTCCATTTCAGACAGAAGTTCTTCTGTTACCACACTCTCTGCAGTTTTCCCCTCCTTTTCGAAATCGGCAAGATCCTTTTTGAACTCCTCGACGAATTTTTTTCCATATTTATCTTCCAGTTTAGTCTCCTGCTCTTTACTCATTGAGGATTTTCCGTCCTTGTCTTTAGCTAAAGCTGAGATTCCCAAATATCCAAATACGGCAGCAACTACTTTTTCAAACATAATTATGCACTTTTTGAATTAATATATTCGTTTACATACGCATCTCTGCGCAATTCTCTCACTCTTCTCAATGCAAACTCTCTAGTACCAACCGAATCAATCAAGCCATTTTTTTTGGCGTCGTTCGCATAGAACATGCGCCCGGCAATGATCCCTTCCGTTTCGAGGTTAAGTTTACTACCTCTTCTACTTTTAACTGCTTCTTGGAATCCTCTTGCGAGCGGATCAAGTTCTTCTGTTTTGATTGCATCATATTTTCCCTCCTTCGCCGCTTCAAACGGCGCATTTTTATAAGATGATAAATTACTATAGATTGTATGAACCTTTATTCCATCTTTCTCATAATATTTGGCATAATCCGGAAAACTCATCATTACACCAATAGAGCCAAATTCCGAAGAGATTGTGTTAGAAGCAATAATTTCATCGCAATAACAAGCTACATAGTAGGCAGCAGATGCGCACAAATCACAATATGCAACCACACACTTCTTTTTCTTCTGTGCATATTGGATTGCATCAATGAGTGGGGCGATAGCATCAACGCTACCGCCACCGGAATCTATGTCAAGCAAAATACCAGAAATTTTCGGGGAATCTGCAGCCTGATTTACCATCTCTGCTACTTCAGTAGTTCCATAACTACAGTATGAACCGTATTTCAACATAGAACCTTGAAGCCCTATGACTGCCACACTATCTTGTGGTGCATCTGAAAAATCGTGTCCGGATTTCATTTCTGTTTCGGACATCGCACATACAACTATGGGAGACTTATCTGATAGTTTGGTTATATCTTCACTCTCAACCCCTCTTTCTAAAAGAAGATTAATCAGGATTTGGTTGGCTTCCACATCCCGGAGTGAGATAAACCATTTACCTCTCAAAACAGCACTATATAAAGAAGAAAAAGCCATGTATTTTTATACTTTATTTGTTTGATACAAAATTACAATGACTTACTGCCTATTAAAAGGACTTTAGGAACTTTGAAAACTCGGCACTAGAACGTTTTAATGATAGCGTGATGGCTACTGGGGAACCGCTTCTCTCAATAGAGAGTTGTACCGGGTTTTTATCTGTTCCAACCACTTTCCTCTCACCATTAGAGTAATCAATACGAAGTAGCCCATATCCATCACATTGTTCCCTAATAAATGATTCATTCGCCTCACTTGAATCTGTACAAGTAGCGCTTAATTCTTGTTGTACCAATTCTCCCGGTGCAGACCTAGTTTCTTTCAACTCACATTTGGATATATTAAAATCGATCCAATTGCCGGAAACAGAGATGGAACTAACGCCCAAACAATCATCAATATCCGCATCGTCTATTGAAAGATAGAACATTGCGCTAATTTGTGCTCTTTTATCATCTAAACTCATAGCTTATATATCTAATAATGAATAAATTGCTTAAAAGTATAAGTATAAAAAAGATAAAAAATATCTTTTTACTTATAGATTAATCGTAAAAAAAACACAATCACTTAGAAAAGAGACAGTTGTATTTCCTTATTTACCTCTTTTATCATCTTTTTCCGATTTCGATAGTCATACTTCTTTATCGCATCATAGTTTATTGCGTTATTTTTAATGTTATATGCCATCAAAAACGCTTTTATAATCTTATCCTGCTTGAATCCCTTCTCATATCCCGCAACAAAATATTCGCGAATACGAAGACGGAAAGATGCTTCAATGTAATCCTGCAACATCCTTTGTTTCCATTCAGGAATATACAGAAAGTTTTCATTTAAAATGAAATGATTCCATTCCTGTGTTGGCAAATATAATGTAATTGGATTCTCTTTCAAAGGAAGACGTGGCGGGCGGTCTTTTATTGTCACCATTGCTTGAATCATTTTTCCGAGATCATTAGTGGTTGCTACCATTACCCCACCTTCTTTTCTACACCCAAACTCATGATATAAGTAATCATGTAAATAGGGTGCTAGTTCTATTGTTACACTTGGTTTTTCCATATTACTTGTTTTTTAAAATAATTTCCCATACTAGCTTACAACCTACAACTAACAATCAAAGCATTGTATATAAGCACATTACATCTAGTCTACCGGTTGTAACCACTTATATGGTTGTAAGTGGTTGTAAGTAGGTTGTAAGTGAATAACAAACTATGCACTTACAACCTTTTCATATCTGATTATCAACATATTAAAACACATATATTATAAAGGTTGTAAGGTTGTAACCACATTTTCAATTATTTTTCTCTTAAATAGTTTTTTATATATTAGACCTTATGATCTAATATACATATATACAAATATCTGATTAATAGAGTTGTACTACCTTATATCCATAACGTGTACCCATTCCCGGCAATTTCTTACCTATACGTTCATATCCTAACTGGCGCAATGCCTGCCCGATAGTAATATCGTCAATGCGGGTCATTGAGCTAGTTATCTTTCGTGCAGCTTTCAGTTCCCGAACGATGTCCATCGGCATGCGGAACAAAGACTCTTCATCTTCTTCCGGCTTCCGGTACCATTCCTTCACCAATTTATATGCGGTGGATTCAATCACATACTTTGCGTTATATTCTTGGAAATCATCATAATCTTTTCGATTAAAGGTATAATCAAAAGTTCCATTATACAAGGTCATAGCTTCCGCCCAAAGCTGATCCACGTCCACGGCTTCTCTGTAATCCCCGATCTCGTCAATCTCAATAGCGGCTATTCTACGGAGAAGACCGGAATCTGAATTAAACAGAAACCCTCCCATCTCCTGTGTCTTATTACTTGTGAAAGCACAGGAAGCAATACGTTGCATCTTTGTGGTGAAACTTTCTCCTGGCAACTTGATATCCACCATGAGCCGGCTCATATTATTTTTAAAACTGTTCTCTGTTGACTTTGTTATTCCAACAAACTCATCAAAGTTGATAATAAAGCGGGAAACAAAACACTCTGTCATTCTGAATATACGTTCGTCTTTATCCGAAACAACGTAATACTCTTCCAAACATCGTGGTACCAAAAATTCAATCAGTGTCGTCTTGCCTATTCCGCCTTGAGCATTAACAAATCCAATTGCTACATCATTCTGCCTCTTACCATATACTTGTGCAACTACAGCTACCAACCACTTTTTTATTAGGTATTTCATCCGGTTTTGATAAAATTCCGTATCATCTTTATCTTTAAAGTCGTGTGCCCGGAGAAAGCTGCAATACAAATCTATTTGGCTGACACCGTTCCATTTGTTTTGTAAACCATCAAAATACTCTGTAACCGGATTATATGCTGTCATCTGATTAGGAGAAGTCAATATAGCCTTTAATAACGACTTGCTACAGGCCAAACCATCATCAATCATATGCATATAGATATCATTTTCTGTGATTGATGTAGTGTATTCACGTTCCTTACTCTCAATATACGATTTTGAGTGGTCGAATATATTAATCTTAATTTCATAGTTCATATCCAACCACTCCTTTACCGCTTGTACTTTTCCAGCAGCTTTGGCAGCCGAAGAAGTTTTTGCCAATTCTCTCTTAGCCATTATTTCCCCATCTTAATCGGCGGTTTTCTCCTGGGAGTTCCACCACATTAAACATTTCGTCCATTCTCGTTCGGATGAAATTACCATACCTTTGCGCAGTAACCTTTCCTTTTACATCTCTTGCAGCTTCAAGTGTATCAAGAGTAAAGTTCGAAGTAGCATAAGTCCTACCGCCATATTCATACCTGATAGCAAACAGGTCTATAACCGGCTTGACTACATTTCCATAGTCTTTCATCTCCAAATTTTCACGTCCCAACTCATCAATAAACAAAGGTCTTTCTCTTAGGCCAGTAATTCCACCTTCAGATTGAAGTAATTCTATCAGTTGCTTTGCATGAATAGTTTCAGTTATCTTGCGAGTGAGATAATCCTGTACCGATAAATAAGAGTACATCAATAAGGATTTACCACATCCGACTTTTCCCATCAAATATATTCCTTTATGCACATTCCATCTGCAATTCCTCACATCTCCAGTCAGATAATAATATAACTGACGAATTATGTCCTTATTGTATTGATCCACAATGAACGCCGATTTAATACCTCTTTGCATCATGATGGCTTCTGCTTTAGCTTTCAATAGCTTCCAAAACTCGATATCGGAAATATGGGAAAAATGAAAAGCCCATAGTTCTTGGTCAAGTTCTTGCTGCCTTTGTTTACAGGTATTTATGAAGTCATTAAAAGTCGCTGTCATGAGTGATCTCTTTAGGTGGGTTAGTATAACTATTATCAGTCACTTTAAAAAACTTTGGATAACTACCAGCCATAGCGAAGTTTAAATATCTAATTGCCGTATCTGGACTTCCTTCACTTATATCATCAAGATAATCTAAAACTTTCTGTTCTTCCCGGCTTTTATATGTCTTACCAAACGTCTCCAAACGGTATTCCTTCCAATATTGCCAAGTCTGCTGGAACTCCTCTTCTTCAAAAGGTAATTTGATATCAACAGGTTCTATCGGATTCTGCATTAGTTCATCAAACCTCATAGCCTGTTCTTTCAGCCTATCCCATTCTTTAATAAACTTCACTATTTTTTGTTGTGCGATAACAGGAATACCGCCATCAATATAAGTATTAAACTCATTAGTGGCACATTCGAACTGTTTCCATAATATATTCCAAACTTTCTGCATATCTTCAGCTATTTAAGTTATTCTAAAAAAGACCGGGAATTTCACCCGGTCCAATGAACAAACCCAGATGGGGCTGGTACCCAACAGCTCTCCTTAAAGCTGGCATATTAAATTAGTTATTCATCAGTAGCTCCTAGAGGGGCCTTTTTAATTTGTTTTACTCTAATTAATAATTTGATAATGAGATGTACTTACCAGGTAAATTACAGTTTTGAAGAAGTTTATCACATTCTTTACCGTAAGCAATCAAGACGGAACCGCATCCTGGACGATCCCCCCTTGTACCATCTGGACGAAGAAAGTAAATACGATCGCAAAGAAATTTGATAGAGGCTGCTCGATTGAAGACGTCTTCAAAGAACATCTTATTATCACATCGAGCATAAAGAAGAGCAATCCCATTATCATGATCGGCCAATCGATGAACAAAATACTTAATAATAGGATTGGTGTAAGGAGGGTTAAGGAATACCCGCCCTTCCCAATCTTTCGACAATCCATCAATATCTTTTGTGAAACATCTGTTAGCGGTATGCCAATCAGTTTTAGGCGCACATGGATCTAAATCAAATTTTCCACCTAAAGATTCGATTATATATTCCGGGGTATACCATTCGGTTGTAGCAGATTTGCCACCCTTTTCCGCTGTTTGAAAATTGACATTCATTTCTTTCTTTGTTTTACTCTAATTAAAATGC